GTTCTGATTCTAATTCCATCAGGACCTTCAGAAGGAATCTGCAATACAGCACCTACAATTTGTCCAATACTGTTAGTCATAACTGGGTCGCCCTGGGCACCGCCTGTTGGCGTGATATAGTTATCGACATTAATTTCATCAAACTCAAAGTGCATAACTGTATTCGGTCGGAGTTTCTCTACATCAATCGTTACAGGAACTGACCTCATCCAAGGTATAGCAGAAGAGTCAACGAATCTGTCACCAACTTGTGTACGAATGTCATTAATTTCCATCCAACTTCTTTCACCAGTACGTACTTGATTATTAGTTTGCTGTTGACGTTGGTCCCAAGTAGTCGGGTCTGTGACAGTTCTCCAAACAGTTCTTTGTCGAGTGGGTCGATTCAGAATGGTGCCTGAACCCCAGTGAATACCAGTGTTCCACGCATCTTCCATAGTTCCTTGGAATTGTCCCATATGTCCACCGAATCCAAGATTACTTGTAAATGTTACTATTTCTTCTCCTTCAGATACATTTGTTCTTCCGCCGACATCAGCCCACCCAGACCATTCAGTCTGCCAAGCATTCCATCTCGTTTGTGTTCCAAAAGTTTCTACTTGTTGTCTAACAGCGTTATTGTTTTCATTTTGAATAATAACGTCTGGCATATAAAGTTCTTCAAACCAAGTATCAGATTGAGGAGTTAATGTACAGAATCCAACCCAAGATTTTCTTGCGAATGGATTCAAGTTAATAACTTGAGAACCATATGGCTGTGTAATCCAGGCCTCCTCAACATTAAAGTCAAGGGTATATGTCAGATTGTTATTTTTAATAGCAGTATTGACACCACCTTCGCAATCCATTCCGTACATTTCATACGGTACAGTACAAATACCTGCTTCTGGAAAGATGGAACAGTAATATGCTTCATCGACAACATCACCGATACCGTGGTCAACAAATGGGTCAACTAAGATACCATTTTTATATCTCTGTAATCCCTCTGTGTCTAGGACCTGCATATCTTGAGTAGTCTTTTCAAGAAGATTTAATGCAGTATAATATTCTAGTTTTTCAAGTCGATTTTCTATACTACGAATATCTTTCATCGTAAATCGTTTATTTTTTACGTGAGCAACATTAATATTCTTATGATTCCTCGTATATGCTGGTACAAACATATTATACAAGGTCATTTCATTCAATTCTTCTGTTGGAAGAACTGGGTCATCTGAAGGAAATCCTTGTTTAATTCTAATCAGTCCATCATCATTAATTACTAATCTATCTCTTCGTGGGAGATAGTAATCATAAGAAACAGAAATATTGGAGCCAGGCAGTGGTAAATATGTGCCGACTGCGTAATCGTCTACCGATGCTCTAAAGTCTATTGTATCAGCAAGATTACGGGATTTCGTTTGTGAATCACGATAGCCTGGAACATCATCGTAAATAATACCAGCATCAGTAAATGAGTTAACCGCAAAATAGTTTGCAGTCGTAATATTACCGAAAGTATATGATTTGTATGTTACTGTATAAGTACCTGGCTGACTTGGATTGACTTCATCATTCCAAGTGAATGTAGCATCATTAAAAGTCGAATCGGTATCACCACTGTGGGCATAAAATGAATCTATAACTTCTGTAGTATCAGGCGCAATAATAGAAGTAACTTCTGTTACCGCGTGGGGCAAGGTTAATGTTTCATCTGTAAGAGTAAAATCACCTGTAGTTGTATCGTGAGATAGGGCTCTCCAGTTAGCATTAGACATATACATATCTGCCATAATAATGATATTATGTCCACTTAGATTTGTAGAAACCGCTCCTGAAACTTGGTCTATAATAGTAATGAGAGCAGTTGTATTTCCTGACAAGTCAGCAGTCCAAGTATCGCCAGCGGCGACAGTTCCGTTCTGTGGTATAACTGATTGAGAGAATTCATCCCAAATATATAGGATTCTTTCCCAGTGCATATCGTTGAAAACAGCAGGCACTGAAGCAACACCACCAGATAGTGATGCTGTAGAGTTCTTTTGTGTTGAAAATGTTACCTGACCAAGAGATAGTGATGCGGTGACTGAGTGAATCTCAAACATCCAAGGATAATTAACGCCCTTTTTGACAGCGGAACCAGTAGGACGATAAATTTTTGCGTATGTCGCCACGTCCGCTTCTGAAACAATATATCGTGCAGGTGCAATCGCATCAAGACCAATTTCATTCTCGACATATATTCTGTACATATTGCCGAATTGAGTAACGTGGGTAACACGTTTTCTTTCGCCAATAGTATTTGGAGTTGTATTAGCAGATGTATGATTTTCATCTGTTACAAATATAACATATTCTTTGTTTACGACATTAAAAACGCCGTTGATATCGTATACATTTTCTATTTCAAAGTATGGTCCGAATTCAGGAACGATATGGTCATTTGCTACGTGACGGGTTGACCTTGCCCGGTCTGCTTCAACTGATATGGGAACTAAAAGTTCGTGTTCATATCCGTTGATGTATGCTTTGGAAGGGTCTACTTTAATTTTATAATGGTCAGCGGTAGAACCTTCTTTAAATTCGATTGGGAATGGATTTAGTGTATAGTTGCCAGATTCATCATAAGTTCTCTGAGCCATCTCATTGCTGAGAAGAGAATAATCAGTCGATTCATATTTTGTGGTGACGATTCCATTTTCTACATCCATCAACCATAACCACTTATTAGCCTCACCAGAATCTGCCTCTTTAACAAGAGATAAAGTTATCTGATATCTGTCCCCGCCGGGTGCGTTCTGATTATAGAAACCAGAAGCAGGGTCGAGAAGTCTTGGGTCAGTCACTGACTGAACAATAACTTCTTCAATATCAAATCCAACTTTTGTGGTTGGTGTTGCGTTAACTGGGTCTAAGAAAATAGTTTGTGCTAGAACTGGAACAAAGAAATCATCAAGCCAGTAAACACCATTCTCAACTCTCGCCTCTAATGCTTGTCCTGTACCAACTATGACTCCTGCTTTATAAAGTTGAGTGGGGTCATACCAAGAGTTGTCAATACAACTTCCATCGGGGGCAAAGCCACCATCGCAAACTGTATCGTATGTAAATAAATTTTCGTTTGAAAGAAATTGTCCAGAAAGGATTCTGTAATAATAGACGGGCTGTGTTTCATCATCGTGGAGTTGCGTAACAACAGCAACAGCGTTTGATGTTTCACCATAAACAACACGATTTAACCAAGTAGTATCAGCGGTTGCGAGTTGTATCCACTCTCTTTTGCCGAGACTAACTTCACCTCCAACAACGGGAGTACCATTTAACCAAATATGGTTCGCCGAAGCAGACATCTGCTCCTGAAGAATAGATTGTATCTGTGTTAATTCTCTGGCTTGTACGGCACGACCAGGATTAAATAATATCCTTAAAAATCTATCTTCAACAGTGAAGTCATCATAGTATGGAGATGTGTTAAAATTATATGCCATTCGTATTTATCCTAAAAAAGTTCCTGTTGTCATCCTTGAAACACCCTTCACAAAAGAAAGGAAATTCATTAACTCTAAAACCGACTTAGAATTCAACTACGAGTTTTAAATCTTCAATCTGGTCAGAGGCACGAGTAATCGCACGGCGATTCTCAAGATAAATTAACTGTCCACTATCTGCTTCTAGACTCACATTTGCATCGGCATATACGGCCGCTTGGGCCTTCGTTCCACCTCCAGCAAGTTCAGGGTTACGCAATAGACCAATCTGCCTAAAGTCATCGTTCTCTGGGAAACCATCTGAAGTTTCCAATCTAACGTGAATTAGTCCGTGATGGGTTTTTGCTGTAAAGATTGAATCAACATCGCCAAAATCCATTTGTTCTGAACCCGCTAATACGGCTGTACCTGATATAACAGGCATCCAGTCATTAGTTGTCGAGTTAATGATATCGTTCAATTCCAATTTGTATAGGAATGTCCATACATAGTTGTCAGACGTTGTTATTGGTAGAGCAACAAGTCCCGCAACATCTCCTGTAAAGCCAGTTGGCTCTTCAGAAGCACCAGTAGGTAGCCATAAACCACCGACAGTACCTTCACACGTTGTTCGTGAAACAGCAGTTCCACCGTCAAAAATACCACCAACATAGCATTTGCCACCAGATGGTTCGCCTGTACACGAATATACACGATATTCGGAATTCATTACTGTAGAGTGATACCCTACTTTAGATACGAATGAACGTCCTGGTTCAGCAATTCCCGTTATGCCGCCAGCGGCATCTCCGTCAAATGCGATAGTATCGCCAACTTCCCAGTCAATACGTGGTAGCACCGGGGAAATATCATCGTTCTGTATTCGCTTGGTACCAACAATGTCGGTCCAATACTGACTTTCGTGTTCATCTAGAGGGTCAGGTAGTGTAAAGTTACCTGAACTTTCGTCATTTCCCTGTGCATCATCCGGCCAAGCATCAGAACGTCCAAAGCCAAGATACAGGTAGTTATCGTCAACAGAACCAGTAGTTTTGAACTGGTCGATAAAAACCATCAAGTTCTGAGTTCTGAATTTACTGGTTACAATTGCACCCATTTTGATTACTCCTTAAATTTGTAATTTGATTATCTTTAATCAGAACTATTTATACGTTTTATTGATTAAATTTTACCATTGTTCTATGATGGGTCCTTCGGCCATACATTACTCTCATCAATGATAGTAGTATGCTCGTGGTCTCCTAACCCACCGCCTGCGGTGCTTTGTGTCCATTCACCGCCTTGCTGTACGCTACCTGTATAGGATATCAGGTTATGATTATCATAATCACTGGTCTGTGATACGATATTATAAGTCGAGCCATCCCACTCAAGAACTAATTCGTGAGTATATTGTGCCGCGTGAGTGGTATCTCTTTGTGGTGTAGTTATAAATGTGCCTGTTAATAAAGACACATAATCTGGAACATCTAGCCAATAGTCGTGGTCGTGATAACCACCACTTAATAGAAAAGTATGAACAGTTGTTCCAGTACCAGCAATAATGTCATATTGGCTGATTCCATCTACAACAAATGTCCCATCTTGGCCCATATTTGGATTGAATTTAATCGTATATCCGTGGTAATGACTATCTGAACCATTCGGTGAATCAAAGAATATGAAGCCATAGTTAGCGTCTTGGGCATTAATTAGTTCATTTGCCTGACCAAGAGTGACAGGTTCACACATTCTACCAGCAAATGCACCCGCTGTATCAAGAGTACATCCCGTAAATAATAGATGGTCGTGGCTTCCTTCACCCTCAATAAAGGATGGCTGAATCCAAACTATCGGCGGATTATTCGCTTGAAGAATACTATTAATCCACGTCTTTCTTTCTGACAAATCTTCTATCGTCTCCGCCGTGGTAGACGTAGTAACATCATACGTAATTACTGGGTCACCGACAACAACTTGGTCAGTACCATCCGAATAGAAGGTCGTTGTAGTTGTGGTCGTAGTAACCTGTATAGTCGTTGTCTCAACTGTTGTGACCAAATCACTATACGTTGTTATTATAGTTGTATCGCCTGGGTCAGGTGTATCAGGATATGTGGTCGTAACTGGCGATAATTCTGTAGAAGTAACTTCTGTAGTAATATTCGGTGCAGAATTAAGGACCTCATCACTCGTTTCTATCTTCGTTACGTATATGCTACCACCTTCTTGCTGTGGTGTAACTTCGAGATTTGGATTCCAGTCAATTGTTAAGTTATGCCAGTGGAGCCCTTCTGAAAGATTCTCTACTACAGACACATAATATTTTGATGGGTCTTGCAGAACATCTTCAATACCACCTCTAATCCAAGTTATAGAAGATTCACAATAGAATATATCATTTGGGTCATCCCATTTTATAACATATTCGTGAAAGTGAGCACCCTCAATAGAATCATAGATAATAACTGAGTCTATAACTCCGTCAATTAGTTGCATACCTTGTTCAATTGTTAGTCCATCACAATAAGCAATCTCATTATTCCAAGCAAACGGTCCAACAAGTGTGCCGTTATGAAAGTGAGGATGAGAACCACCAGGATACGGATAACCAGGTGAACCAAAATCAGGCACTATCTCTAGTAACTCGTTAAATCCAGGTCGTGAAGAAAGATTTGAAACATTAGTTGGATGTGCGTGACTACGTGGGTCAGTATCATAGAACTGGGCGCCATCACCTGATTCCCATTTCTCAACATCTAAAGCAACAAATGACAATAAATTATCATCGTATGTAATTTTTATTCCGTGATAATGGTCTCCGTTAGCGATAGATGAATACATCATTACTTCGTCAACCTCACCATTAATTAAGTCTGTCGCTTGATTATCATCTAATGGCATTGCTGTCCTGCCAGTATTTACACCAATTGTATCTAATACTGTGTTATTAAATGCGTGTAAATGGTCTGGTTGAGAACCTGCTAGATTATCCCAATCGTGTGCGTGTGATAGAGTAATATCAGGTGCAGTATAGAGTGGTGTACCATTCCAACCCAGATGTGTTAACACACCATCCATTGTGAGTGTATGTTCGTGAGTACGTAGAACTATGTCTACTGGAGAATATTCACCTGTACTATTTACATCCCATAATTCTTCTACTTCATCAGCAACAAATTGCTGAGAGGAAAGGTTCCACATAATTTTATACTTGTGATAATGTTCGTGTTGGCCACTATCAGTAATGGAAGAATAAACAATAATTTCATTAACAACTCCATTTGCTAAATCTTGTGCTTGAACTCTTGTAAACGGTGTTGCTAGTCTATTTGTGTTTGGACCAAATGTATCTAGTGTTGAACTATCAAAATAATGTAGATGGGTATTTTCGCCATACTCATTCGCACCTAAAATCTGTAGAATAGGTGCAGTTTCAATATAGAATTCTCCTGGACCTTCTTCAGTTTCTGGTGACCAAGGTGTATCAGCACCAGTATCATATGGTTCCCATTGCTCCGTTTCTGAGTTATAGTGCCAACCAGCAGATGAACCGATAACAATCTCTTCGTCTAAAACTGCTGACCACGAAATTATTACTGGATGAATATGTGATTGCGGGTCGTTCCATTCCCATATTGGGTAGAACGAATCCCACTCAGTCATCTCAATATCTGATATTTCAAGTGCATCAAATTGTTCTTGAATTGGGTCGTATGTTACTTGATATCCGTGAACGTGTGCCGTTTCAGAGGCAGGTATTTGTGATTGTGCAGGAGTCTCAGTTTCCGAATCGTATGTCTCTGTCAATTTGTATATAGAGGTATTGTTTGGTCCAGTACCTTGGAAAGTGTTAATACCTACACGAGTAGAGAGATAAATCTCTCCCGCTGTATCTTCACCAATCGTTATTAACGATTTATCGTGGGTTGTAAGTGTTACTATTTGACTGACTGGGTCCCAGAATGAAAGGGCTTTTCTTTTCCACCCTATCGCACTGCTCCAAGTCGGCTCTGAGAATGTATCGTGTCCTTCTGGATTCGTTTGCCCAATTAAGTTGAATACATTAAAAGTAGCATTCCACATAATAGTAAATGTATGTGTATAAAATTCTGCGTGAACACTATCAGACTGAACGACAACTACAGTGGAACCAGGTGTCGCTTGTAAAGAGGCTACTTGTGCAGGTGTTAATTCGCAAGTGTGGCTGTGGTCAGCAATGGTGCCAGAAGCATTCGGTGTTATATCAAAAGTCGCTGTAAGTCCCTCTGGGTCCTCTTCAAGTGCATATAGATGTCCAGAAGTACCAGCCCAACCTGTACTCCAATCACCAAATATATACTTGTCTGTCATACCAGTCAATAGAGAGCCACGATATACGTAGCCGCCTGAGATACTGATGCCAGTTCCGTGACTGTATTCGTGTATAGGATGCTTTAAATCATTTAAATATTCTGTCGTATTAGCATATTGTTGGTCAAGTGCGATTTGGTCGATGATTGCCTGGTCTTCCTCGTAGTAGTGATATGCTTCCATCACTCTCCAACCATAGTTGCCACCGGCTTCTATGATGTTAATTTCTTCAAACTTATTTTGACCAACGTCTGCACACCATAATCTATCTTCAGTATCGAAAGAGAAGCGCCAAGGATTACGTAATCCATATGCCCATATCTCTGGTCTGAAATATACTAGACCAGTATCGCCATATAGTTTCGCATTAGCAAAAGCGAATGGGTTATCTGCAGGGATTGTGTACGGTATTCCATTCACGGTATCTTCTGTCGGGTCTATTCTGAGAATAGTGCCGAGAAGATTAGATGGGTTCTGAGCATTACCATAAACACCGTGTCCACCGTGTCCACCTGAGGACGATGTATCACCTGCTGAACCACCATCTCCAAGTCCAATGTATAACATTCCGTCTGGACCAAATTTAACTTCACCACCATTATGATTCATATCTGGTTGTGGAATTGTAAGAAGAATCCTTTCAGTCGCAACATCTACACTCGCACCTGCCACATTAGCAGTAAATTCTGAGATGATAGTAGTCGAAAGTGGATAACCGTAGGCACCAGTCGCTGGTCCTTGTTCTGTCATATAAAAGACATATAACTTACCGTTATTTGCGTAATCAGGATGAAAGTCAAGACCCAAAGTGCCACGTTCATCGTAAGCACCGAATGGTCCTAATCCGATAGCGTGTTGAATAGTCGTTAAGTCAAAAAATCCTTCTGTAACACCAGTTGTTGTGTGCAATAGATAGACAAGTCCTGACTGGTCAACAATAGCAATTTTATCTGGGTCCATTGGATATGCTACAATAGTCGCAATATCTGTTACTTGGTCTGTTACAAGAACATCACCAACTAAATCGCCTGTGTCACCTGAACCAGGAACTGACTGAATAAAGTTACTTGAATATAATCTAACCCAGTCTACATCTGGATTTAATGTGTCGCTCCAAGTCTGAGTATGTTGGAATGTGAATGATGGTTCGCTCAAGAACGTAGCAAGAGTTGAGTCATCTACGGAAGTAAATACGTTTTGTGGCCATGAATTTGAGGCCCAATCACCACCGCCCATAATATTTTCGTCAACAATTAATTCTGGTCTGAAGTTGTAACATATCCAAGTTGCAACTGGTGTATAAGTAAATCCGTGAGTTAATGCGTTGCCTTGGAAATCATTGTGTGTTTCCCAATCGACATCATACGTAACCAAATATTCGTGATAGTGGGCAGTTAGAGTGCCACTGTTATCTATTGTGCCACCTTGGAAGACACCATCAATTGTATTTGGACTACCGTTATCAAGTTTACCAACGTTATCGTATAGAGTAACTGAGGCAACTACGCCATCAATTAAGTCTCTCGCCTGTTGTCTTGTAAGGCAATCAGAAGTACGACCTCTTTGTCTGTCTACAATCTGGTCTTCCTCAAACCAGTGTACGTGATTCGTAGCCTCTGGAAGGAATGCTGTCGTATGTTTACTTGCGTTGAACTCTGGAATCTCAAAGGCATTGTGACTTATTAATGCTCTTGCTTGAGTATGTGTAAGACCAGAAGCAGTTTGTTCTGTTCCGTGTACAATCAAATTTGGAATTGCTTCATCATTAAAAGCGTGGTCGTGAAATGCCGCGGTACCGACTGTCATATTTGGCAATTCAAGTCCTTTAGTAACTCTAGTTGCTACTAGAGGAGCGAATCCATTTTTTCGTCCGTGAGAGTGAATCTCGTCAGATGCCTCAAATGCTTGAATTTCAACTGAATCAATAACATCATTAGTGACACCATATACTTTCTGAACAATAGTATCTTCTCTGTTTGACTCGAAATGACCATAAGATTTTTCTGGAGCATATTCGGCCTCAGGCATAAACGCTTCGACCCACTCGACAAGTCTGCGGAGTGCTTTGAATACCCCAAGTTCCCAAATTTCACAGGAAATCATACGACCATCTGTCGCACTATATAAGTCATCTCTAATGACCAATTCAGTTACCGATGGCGGGAACTCTGTAATTGGAAGAACTTTAAGAAGTTTATAGAATTCAAACAATACTTTTTCTGGATAGGCATCAAGTGCTAGTTTAACATCAGAATTCAACCAAGAAATTGTATATAATTTCTCTTTAAGTGAAGTACCAATTCTTTTAGAATCGAGTTCTAAGAGAACAGATAAATGGTCACCAGGTGACGCCCAGCCTACAGGATTAACTAATGTCGCCCTATTATCTAGGGTCTGCATCATTTCTATAACATACTCTTCAAATCCCTTCTCAAGATATACCCCAAAGCCAATGTGAGCGTGGCCGAGAGTACCGTGTTGTTCTGATTCTTGGTCCCAGATATCTATAGCAACATCAAGATAGGAGAAGATATGGATAAGAAATTTAACATAATCAGTCGGCATCTCAACAGTCATATTAACTTTAGACTGGAATGAGAATTCAGCAAATAGTTTTAGACCAACTGGATGCACCAGTTTCTTTAAGACTTCTCGATATGATTGAATAGGAACATCAGATTTGACCACATAAGAGAAATCCTGATAGTAATCGTTGTCTTGTAGTTTTCTGTCAGAAGAAAGGAAGCCAGCAGAATCTAACCAATAACCATTCGTTTTCCAAACAGAAGTATTTACATTTGGTTGTGTTGGATTATTGGCAAGAGCCTCACAAGTCTCTCTAGTATCAGGTGGAGACGAAACGCCCGTTAGAACATCATTTTCTACACTCTGTAAAGGAGTTGTTACTTCAAGAAGAGGATACCACGCCAGGAATGCAGGCTCACCATAGTAAGGTGATTCGTGCAAATGTGCATCTGGGTGCATCGCGGCAAGACAATCAATTTGATTAGTGAAGGTACCTAAGACTGGCCAAGATTCCGATGTAGTACAGAAAGACTCAGTTGGAGTAGGATTCCAATATATGCCTCCAGTATTGTAAATCTTTTCACCAACTAAGAACTCGCCTGCTACTTCTAGCAAATTCATCTTGGTGTAATCTACATCTATTCCATCAATTTGAGCAGTTGCTCCAGAATCTGTACCTGTAATTGAAACTCTTTCTGGTACCCAGTGTACTTCATTCGGGTGACCTGAAATATACAACCATTTATCTAACCAATTATGTCCATTAACGATACATTGGCCATCAGTACGTATACCTTCTGAAATAACAATTGCAACATAGGGTATAGTACCTAATGTTCCTACGTCTTCCCAGATTGGTTCGTCTTTAACAAAGGTCCCGCTAACGTCTGTAAGTAATAGTCTCTGATAATTTCCTGTAGTTACGATTTCATCCATATCTACGAATGCAGTAGCACCCGAGATTTGACCAATTATCTTTTTATTGTATATGGCTCTGACTGTATCAGCATCGTGTACATTTTCAGTTTCGTTATAATATTCGGAACCCGAATCTGTCGTTGCTTTGTCAGTTAGAATTGTAATCCATTGAGGCTCATACCATACAGAACCAGATGCTTTCATCATCCATTGTTTTGGATAAATCGTTTCAACAGTAGTGTCGAAATCTCGTCTGAAGAGGAATTGCAGGGCAGATTCAGTACCTTTCTGCCTATATATTGGTTGAATATTTTTGGTTAGAAAAGCCTTATCAGTAGTAGGTACGGTAGGGTCAATAGAAGTATGAGGAGTACCGTGAAGATATTGTTTCTCAAACTCTGGGATGAACTGGTCGAGAGCGTGGTCAACATCCACGTTCTGAATCAAATCAGTTATCTGTGTATATTCACCTAGTTCCCCATTAACACCAGTTTCTCTCTCCAAGTATTCAAAATACTTGCGGAGAAAGGTGATGAACATAGGATGGTCTTCCCGAACATAATCGGGGACCATACGCTCCACAAAGATTGATAGAAACTTTGCTGGAGATTTAGTGAATTTTTCGTTAGCCATTATTTGTACCTACACCCATCAATTTATACTCTGCATTGTAACACTACTTTGATTTAGTACCAGCAGGTTACTTCTTATTGCAGTAATGTCGTTTGACTGTGGTGTAGCGTACAAACTAATTACTGAGTTTGTGTCAAGAACTGGTCTAAATCCAATTAACTCAATAATTCCATTTTCATAATCAATGGTGCCCTGTTCAGTATTCAAAAACTGTTCGTTGACAATATCATACAAGAGAATGTTCCCTTGACCATCGTCAAGTAATGCGTATTGGGTGCTAGTTTCTGTATTACCAAATACTGAGGAAACAGCAGAACCAGGAGTAATAGCATTATCATATCTGAAAATGTAGTTACCAACGGTATTCGATGCTTGAATATAAAACTTCTTATAGAATTTTACTGAGGTCAAGTTATTACTAATAGAAGGGTCAGCCGCATCAATAGTGTTGCCAAGTTTAGAATATCTCATAATAACTCTAAATTGGCTAACTTCTTCTTCAAAGAACGCCGCAATATCGGCAATAATTTTAGTTTGTACTTCACTAGAAGATAATGACGTTAATACTGGGTCATATTTAACTATAGTCTCAACATCAATATACGTATATTCTGGTGCAGTGATAATAGGATTAATTGCCAGCATATTATATTTTGATAGAATATCGTCAGTTAATTTTTGCTTTGTTAGAGGTGATAACTCAAGACCGTATTTCGGTTTGATACAAATAAATACCGCACCATACTGTGGTGGGTCATTATCTTCTCCGCCCCAAACTGCAATAGACTCAATGTTTGGATATTTTTCTATCAAAATAGTTTTATAATCTTCGGCAGTCACCGCTCTATCTTGTCTCTCATATGCCCTCGGTGCAGTTTCTTTGATGTTTGCTGTACTTTCTGGTTCAGAACCAAGAGAAGAAACATCAACTGTATTCACTGTTACTTGACCTGAGGTATATACACTATCAATAGTTGATTCAAGTGCAAAGACCTGCTCAGTAATTGTTGAAGTATAGTTACCTGTTGCGCCATCAGTAGACAGATATGTTACTTTAATACTCTGTGCATCAAGAGGAATTTTTCCGAAAATTCCGTTGCCAAAGTAAATCTCTGTAACTCCATCAAGTCCTTCTTGTAAGAAATATGTTGGAGTTTCGCCACCTAATTCAGATAAAACTTGATTGTTATCCCAAGGTTTATCATTAACTGTCATAGTGATAGTTGACCTATCACACGTTACATCTTCGATAAAAAATGATTGTGTTTCAGAAGTAGCATCATAAGTCCATTCTAAGCCCCTTAATACGCCTTGACGTAATTTAACTTCTCCTGCAAAAGCACCACCCTCATCTTCAAAAATATTGATTGTTTCTAGATTAGTAAATGGAGTTGGTACACCTGAAATATTCGATACAAATTGTGTGCCTTTTTCCATAACAATATAAGATGGGTCCTGACCAGTCGTGTCAAATTGTAATTTGACAATTGCTTCTGCGGCCGTCGCTGATTTTGGAATATATCCAATCGCTTTTGCGTGAGATACTACAGAATTTCTCAGGGTGGCCGTATCAAGAAACGCTTCGTTGACGGCCATATTTGTATGGAAGCCCATATAATGAGTCGTATATGCCATAACATCTAACATAACACTCATTCCAGAACCCTCAAAGTCGTAGTCTAAAAATTCATCCTGTCCTTTTAAGAATTCTTTGATATTACTCTTAATACCTTCAAATTCTAAATTTGATAAATCTAATGCTTTTGGATTACTTGTATAATTACCGTTTGCCATATCTCTATTACCTCAACCTGTTTAAGAAGAAATCTAACTCTACTGGAGAGCCTTCATTGACTGGAACGTACACGATTGTTACTGCATAACCATTCCTATCTGGGTCAGGCTTACATTGAACTCCTTGTAACTCAACTCTGGGTTCCTGAGAATTGATTGCCTCTTCAATTGCCGCTTCTAATATAACACGAGTTTCTGTAATCATTGGCTCAAATAACGAATGATATACGGTTGAACCGAACTCGCTACTAAAAACACGTTCCCCTCGCCGGGTTTTGATGATATTAATGACCGAGCCGTTAATCGCATCTACATCCGACCTTCCAACAATATCATTGGTCATCGGATGCACAAGAAAATCCATATCTATGTCTCTATATTTTCTGATTCTCTGTGTTTTAATCGGCGCCGGCATCTACTTTTTCCTCTGTTGTCTACTATATTTATACTAATAGGTCGTAATCACATCATTAACCATTTGCAAATACATCACCAGAACCTGTTTGATTTGAAGAGCCACAATCAACCGCATCTCCAATTCTTGACCAAGCCTGACCATTCACAAATACATCTGGAGAACCACTCGCTTGAGAGGCTCCGTGAGGTATACAAACGGCACATCCGTGAGTCTGCCAAGCATCTCCTACTCTGTGTGCCGCTAGACTATTAGCAAACACATTAGGAGAGGCACTAGCATTTTCCCTCGGTGGGTAACACCCGTGTCCTGTACAAATATCAGTTAATCTATGAACTGCTGGCATATCAATTTCCTGTATCGCTCCCTGACTTAAATGAAGTGAAATTTAATGATGGCAACTTTTTCGTATCAAACTGTATTGCTGACGGTACTTTCGACTTTGGATTTACAGCCTTTTTATTTGTGAATTTTCCCCAAGATTCGAGTGCTTTATTGGCCGCGCCACTCCTCTCTGTTCCCTTCGCACAAACCCAAGCCCCATTTGCATTTTCGCACACTGTTCTCGAACTGGCAGTGTCAATATCATAGGAACGGCCGCTGCCTGAAGCCCCACTACTTGATTCTTGAGCGACAGTCCAACTGCCACTATACTGTTCACAAACTGATTTTCCTGGTAAATAAGGGTCAACTTTTGTTGCTCCATATTTAGCCATTACTACTACTTCAGCAGATTGATAGATATTTCCGTCATCTCCCATTACATACTCACCAGAACCTGATGCTTTGGCCGCATCTACTTTTGCTGTCAAGGCTGGAGTATAAAAACTTGGTTCAATTAATTTATATCCATCAGGAAAAGCGAGGCTTGTAAAGTCACAAGAACCCGTTTCTTTTGTAGAAGCAACTGCCGGTTTCGGCTTACAACGACAAGTTTCTACATTTGACCAATCACCAGTTTTCATTGCGAGTTCTATTGCTTCCATTGATTGATGATATTCGGATATGTCACCACCAACATTAGATTGCTGTACAGCAACTGCCGTTAAAGAAGATGCTTGAGCAAGGGCCGCTCCTACCATAGATTTTACTGAGCCTGGTAATTGGGCTGCCAGGGCGAAACTAGCCGATGAAAGAGGTAAAAAAGGCGCAGGGTCTTTAGGGTCGGGAGAAGATTTCGCCGCGGCCGTTGGAACTCCTGGCACGAATGGTGTTGCTTTTGTACCAAAAAATGCACCGGGGTCCGCAATAGCATCTCGAATTTTTGTCACTGGTGCTGGTGCTCCACCAGAAAGTGCAGAAGAAGGACTCGATGCAGGCGGGTCACCTACGATATTACTAAAAACATCTTTCAGTGTGGGTGCAATACTACCCATCGCGGCTTCAACAGAACCTGCGATTTGTATTTCATTCTCTGTCATTTCTCTTTCTTTCCACTCACCACCACTTGCTCCACATTCTGCTTCATTTCTATTAGCACTCATTCCTCTTTCCATATTTCTATTGTCAACACCACCAGAACACCAACCAACTTTATGTACTTTAGCAACAGCCTCTTTATCTCTGGCTACTGCTTCATAATGTTTATCCATTGCATTAGCAATGAAATTTGATTTTGTATCAACAAAACGATTCACTCCTGATGTAACTTCTTTTGTCAAATCTGTTACAGCACCTTCTGGTACTACCCAGCCAACTCCATTAATATATTCCATCTGAGTTTTCGTATATTCTGCGGCGGCTGCTAAGGCTGTGCCGACAGGAATATCACTAGAAACATTAGCAAAACTTTTTAATCCTACTTGGGCAGCCTGAGTCATTTTCGGTACAGAAGGCACACCACTCGCTACCCCACCCAACAAATCTCCAAGTGGAATAATAGGGTCCATAGGAGTTACTGTTTGGCCAGTTGCGGCTTCATACAATTTAACAATATCTGCCATCACTGGTTCAGTGATATGAGATAACATCATATTATTATTTACAAGGGCACAAGGGTCAGATGTTGCCAATTTAGCAAAGGCAGCCCATTGTGCTAATTTAGTAAGGGCAGCCTGCATTGCATCAACATCCTTTTGTATCAGTTTGTTGAGTTCGGCCATCATATTACCACACATATTGTTCATCTGTGCTACTAATTCTTGCATCACCGAAGTATTAGCCAAAATATTAGCCAAGGCATTTGGATTACCTAAATCATTTATAACTGATTGTAGTCGAGATGAGAGTTGTGGTAAATCACCTAAGTTTAGTGCATCATCCATTATACCAGCAGACTCAAATAATGTAGCAAAACCAGCCACACAATCTATCATACTATCTGCTTGATTTAATGCTTGAGATAATTCTCTTCCTGCTTGTTGAATACCTGTATTTTTGATATAGTCTGTTTGTGCGCCTAGTAGGGCATCTTGAGCAAAGTCGCCACAGGATGTGAACGCATCAGATACGTCTTGAACTTCTTGGAGTACTCCCCATATAGCATCAGCATCTTGAGGGAAAGCCTGTTGAAGAGCATATTGGTCAACCTTGCTTACAACATCAAGTGAAGTCGCGGCCGACTTCATAGAATTTACTTGATTAAACGCAGGAGACCGTAGTTCGCCACCAATTTTCCCTAACGCATCACCAACATCTTTGAAATATGATGTTCCTGTAGATGATACAATAGCCTCGCCTGGAGAGAGGAGTGTTGATAATGTTACATCGGCCATTTATTTCTCCCTACATAAAAAGTGGTTGGTTGATTCGATTATAATCGGTAAACATACCAAGGTCTACATTTTGACCGTGCAGAACATCTGCTTGATATAATACCATTCGATTATATACCATTTCCGCTTCAAACTCACAAGTATATGGCTTACCGCCATCAACTTTAGATTTAATATATTCAAACTCTGGTTCATCTACATCTAACACCCATTGTGGTTGCCAATCATCTGGAATAGTCATCTTACCAAAATGACTATACAAATTTGTTCCGCCTGCACATTCATCTGGTGTATTTAAATAAATCACACTTCCAAATTGAAATGAGGACTCGTCATCCTGCCACCAATCTTGATGAGGCAATATGCCTAGTGGATTCGCTTTTAAAGTAGAATCATTTAAAACATTTACTAAGAACACTTGATTGTCCCAATTATTATTAAATTCAATAAGGTCAAATTGACCATCGAAATATCTGGCACATAGATGAAGATATACATCATATAGTTTTTCTTTTACTTCAGTAGTATCAAAGACTCCTCTAGTTCCAGGAAATCCACTGGTCAAATCAGACGAATCATTATACTTTAAAGATAACGCAAGTTCCCGCACTTCATCTGGATTCTTGTAAAAATCATCAATGATGATTGCAGTGCGGCCCTTAATATCCTTGGTTATCTTAGGCGTCATTTTTTCATTTGGTTCAAACATTATGGATTTAAGTGTATAACACTTCCTTTAATTGTGTGGACTCCGTTTGACTGGTCAAGTTTAGTTCCAACAGTAGAAATTTGTGTATTTCCTAATACATCTACTGTCCAATTTCCACCGACTTCTACATCCCAATTCCCTGATATTTCGTATGAGGCATTTCCAGCAACTCTGAAATGAGCATCGCCGTCAACTGTTACGTACATATTACCACCGTGGTCATCAATCGTACTCTTCGTAATATGAACATAATCATTACCCATTGTAATTTTATAGTTGTCTCTTATTATCTTTGTGACTTTTGAGCCCTCTTCTCGAATCTCTTCAAATGTGCCAGATTTATGCCATCTCATCATTCGCTCGTGGTCTACTGTATCATCCCATTCTTCTACGTGACCACTTTCACTGGCTCTTACGTGATTGAACGGATACTCAGCATCAAATGGATTCTTTGGTTCATCCCACATAATTCCACCACCAAGAGCAATAACTACATTTTTATCTTCTTCACGACCACCTTCTGTATCGAGAGGAGTTGGCTTAGACTCAGCCTCTTCCATATCTGGTGGGAATTTAAATGTTTTTCTTGCTCGTCTATGGGTATCTGGTTCAATTAAATGTGTTTCTTTTGGATAAACTTTATTTGGGTCATTGAAACCTGTAGGTTTGGGTTTCTCCATAGGATATCCGCCAATCGTACCCATCACAATAGGTTCTTGACAGTTCTCACCATCTCTAAAGAATCCTATTACCCACGTTCCTTCTACTGGACCAAGAGGCGTCTGTCCGATTCCGTTCATGGCCGCTGACGTAAGCGATTGCATAGGATGTGCCCAAGGCAAATCTTCTGTAGGGATGCCTTCATCCTTACCTTGTACCTTCTTTTCTGTATGTAAACCAGCGATACGTACCTTCATTCGCCCAAGTTTCATAGGGTCACGTCTATCTTCTACGACACCCGTAAACCAAATAAAACCATCAAATCCCATAAATTGCATAATATATCTCCTCTAGGCTCTCGCCGCTATTGTTACATCTGGGTCTGAGAAGAACCCATCTTTCATACACTCTAAGGTGCATACATATTCACTTGTATTAATCTTGTGGTGTATTGCAGTAACTAACCAAAGACCAGTCAGATATTGGTCCTCTGGTATATCGTGAACGTGAATATGAGTTGGAATTCTTACTTGAATAACATCACCAGCAAAAATATTTGTATCACCAGGAATATCAAACTTAATGATATTGGTTCTCAATTCTGCTTTCTTCATATCATACCAAGGATAATGACTGAATTCTCCTTTATCGTGGATATCATACAAGTAATTGGAACTCATAAAGCCACTATGTTGCCAATCATTAACGTCTTTAAAAGGCTTCGCTGGAGGCCCATTAAGACCGATTCCTTCTGCATTAATTTTATGTATTTTCTCATCATATTTTACTGTGTATGGTGTTAGACTCTTTTCCAATATATTATGAGTCAAGATAGACCCTGCATATTGACCATTCAACTGCCCGTTTGAAAGGTTAAAGCGTTGCATTTCAGAGTAGTTCTCCATTATAGCATTATCAACCGTGAATCCACCTGCATCGGACACCAATTTCATAGGCATATTCTTCAACTTCAGAAACCTTTTGGTATCTTGACCCTTTAATTCATCAATAGTTTTGAATTTAAACCCATCATTATTCTCAAAGAACACATAGTCTGATGCTCCTTCGGAGGAGACACTGTTCCTGGCAAGAAAATTTATTACCTGGAAAGGATTCCAATTAGGAACAATTATATTTTTCTCGTGTTTGGTCGGAGTTGCTTTTAAATCAGTCCAGAGGCCGTGGCTCCCAAATTCCAGGATATTTACACCGATATAATCTACTATCTCAGAGGCCGTCATCTTCAAGAATGAGCGACTGATTTTCTTTTTGTTGTTTACAAAAAGATACTTGGATGATATTCCTATATCATATTCAGTAAATTTCGGATTCTTGACTCCATTGCTTATACTGTTAATTTTAAATTCTTTTTCAAGATTCGCTGTTTTCTTCATTCCAGTATTTGGGGTCTCTAAGGTAAAATGTACCTCTTCTTCACCAGAACCGACTATACCGTTTGCTTCGACAAATCCTGTACCATCTTGAATTTTTATATTGCCGAACATACAATTATTATATATGGATTCGTATATAGAGAGTTGGGACACAATGCCACTTATCTCTGCTTTGTCTCCTTTATAATTTTTGAACTCGACACTCCATTCTGTTGTTGTTTTCGGGTCAAGAGTCTCGAATGTAGGCATCGCCATAATATATTACTCCTGATGTTGGACTTTTGTTTGTCTCATCCACTCTGCAAATTCCGCTTCTATCTTTGGAATATGTTTAGGTTTTAACAGCATTACTTGTCTTTTTTCATCGTTCTTATGTAGTTCCCAAACAAGATTAGTAATCGGTACTCTATCATTTTCAGGACTATCTTCTTTGAAGTGTGTAAATTCTGTATCTTCATAGTGATGAATGCCATTTCTATCGTCATATGCCATATCAGTATATGCGTATACTTCGGATTCTCTTTTTACCCAATCATAAAAGGGGTCAATGACCTTATTAATAACACATATAATCCACCACAAATCTTGATTACCATAAACCTCGAGAGCCAATTTTTCTGGCGTCATTGTTTCTGCAATTTTTGCCGAATAATAGAGTGATTCATACTTTCTTACAGACTTTAGAAGGTCTATTCTATGGGTAATGTCAGAGATTGTGACCCCATTATACATTAACTTAGGAAGAACTTGTGTATATTTAGCCATTAGTAACCTCCTTTTTGTTGAACCATATCTGATGTAACAATAGCATTTTCTTTGAGGTTTATTGTTAATTGTGTTTCAATAGGTGCGCCATCTTCATAAGCATTCCACGTACCTGTTGGAGTATAATTTACATCGACAGATA